CTGGAAATCCTCACCGAGCACCTGCGCACCGAGCGCCCGTACAGCGACTTCGCCATCCTCTACCGCGGCAACTACCAGGCCAAGCTGATGGAGCTGAAGCTGCAGCACCACCAGATTCCCTATCGCCTGTCCGGCGGCACCAGCTTCTTCGCCCGCCAGGAGGTGAAGGACCTGATGAGCTACTTCCGCCTGCTGGTCAACCCGGACGACGACAACGCCTACCTGCGGGTGATCAACGTGCCGCGCCGGGAGATCGGCTCCACCACTCTGGAGAAGCTCGGCAACTACGCCAGCGAGCGCGGCATCTCGATGTACGCCGCCAGCGACGAGCTGGGCCTGGCCGAGCACCTGGACAACCGCTATACCGAGCGCCTGTCGCGGTTCAAGCGCTATATGGACAAGATCCGCGAACTCTGTGCCGGTAACGACCCGATCGGCGCCATTCGCAGCATGATCATGGATATCGACTACGAGAACTGGCTGCGCCAGAACGCCTCCAGCGACAAGGTCGCCGAGGCGCGCATGGGCAACGTCTGGTTCCTCGTCGAAGCACTGAAGAACACCCTCGACAAGGACGAGGACGGCGACATGACCATCGAGGACGCCATCGGCAAGCTGGTCCTGCGCGACATGCTGGAGCGCCAGCAGGAAGAGGAAGAAGGCGCCGAGGGCGTGCAGATGATGACCATGCACGCCTCCAAGGGCCTGGAGTTCCCCTCGGTGTACATCATCGGCTTCGAGGAGGAAATTCTCCCGCACCGCTCCAGCATCGAGGCCGACACCATCGAGGAAGAGCGGCGTCTGGCCTATGTCGGCATCACCCGCGCCAAGCGCAACCTGGCACTGACCTTCGCCGCCAAGCGCAAGCAGTACGGCGAGATCATCGACTGCTCGCCGAGCCGCTTCCTCGACGAGCTGCCGCAGGAGGACCTGGTCTGGGAGGGCCAGGAAGACACCCCGGTGGAGGTCAAGACGGCGCGCGGCAACGACGCCCTGGCCAGCATGCGCGCCATGCTCAAGCGCTGACCGAGCGCACAGCCGCACAGCGGCTTCCCGGCTAGACTGCGCGCTTCCGTCGTCTCGCAAGGAAGCGCGCCATGTCCCATCGCCTGTACCTGTACAACAAGGCCGAAATCGGCAGCAGCGAGGATGACTGCCTGCCGCTGATGGAGTGGGGCTACGAGCTGCCCCTGTTGCTGCACCCGCTGTTCGCCCAGGGCGCCTGCGTCGGGCACAACTGCTACAACGACCCGCATAGCGAAGAAGGCCTGTACGCCGAGGCACCCGCCGGCATCGAGGCGCTGCGCGCCTTCTTTGCCTTCATCGAGCGCCACGCCGGCAGCCTGCTGGACGATGTCGAAGCCTTCCGCAACGCCCGCGAGAGGATCTTCCAGTTGCTCGACGGCCGTGCCCGGCATGCCTGGTTCCACCTGGACGCCTGGGACCTGTTCAACATGAGCGACGACGACCGCCGCGCCCAGGCCGACGCCCTGCTGGAGGAGATCGCGCACAGCAACGCCTGCATCCGCGAGGCCATCGACAACGACAATCCGCTGCTGCTGGACAACTGCCCCGGCGTCGATGCGCCCTGGGCCGGCAGCTTCCGCGCCCTGCTCAACCAGGCTGCCTACGATTACGGCTGGGAACCGCTCGGCTCGATGCTGCCGGTGCAGGACGAAGATGCGCCGCAGATATTCTGCGAGAACGGGCTGTACGGTCTGCGCGCGGCGGATGGCCAGGTACTGATCGAGCCCCGCTACCAGGCCTTCTACGAATTCGACGAGAGCAGCGAGCGCGCCTGCGTGCAGCTGGACGGGCGCTTCGGCTATGTCGACCGCCAGGGCCGCGAAGTGATCGCCTGCCAGTTCGAGGAAGCCTACGATTTCGCCGGTGAGCACGCGCTGGTCGCCGAGGGCGGCAAGCTCGGCCTGATCGACCTGCAGGGCCGGCTGACGGTGCCTTGCCAGTTCGCTGCGGGCGAGCCGCTGGACCACCGCGGCAACTGCTGGAGCGTGCAGCAGGGCGAGCTGTGGGGGGCGATCGGTCCGCAGGGCAACTGGCTGCTGCCCGCGCAGTACCAGCAGATCCAGGCGTACGAGGGCTACTACGCCGCCCGACCGGCGAAGGGTCCGCAGCACCTGTTCACCACCCGCTTTCACGACCTCGGCGCCATTGGCGCCGACAACCTGCAGAGCTTCGACCTGGATGGCCGCGAGATCTACCTGATTCGTCGCCGCGACGGCCAGCAGTGGCGCTGGCGTGCTCTCGACGATCAGGGCCAGGCGCTGCTGCCCGGCGAGTACCAGGCGCTCGACTACCTGCACGACCTGCAGGCCTGGCAGGTGCGCGACAACCGCCTGTACGGCCTCTATCGCCATCAGCAGCAGCGCTGGCTGCTGCCCTGCGCCTACACCCGAATCGAACTGCAGCTCGGCTGCCGGAGCCCTGACGGCAGCCACTACTGCCGGGTCCAGGAGGGCAAGCGCTGGGGCCTGTATCGCGGCGGCGCGCAGCCCGGCTGGAGCGCGGAGCCGCGCTTCGAGCGCCTGGAAAGCCTCTACGACCAGTATTTCAGCGCCTGCCTGGAAGGCCGCTGGGGCATCCTCGACAGCGACGGCCAGTGGCTGCGCGAACCACTCGACCAGGCACCCGCCGAACGCCGCTTCGTGCAGAGCGAGGAGCGTGCACTGGTGTTCCACGACGACCTGGCCTGGCGCCTGGAGGAAGACGGCAGCAGCCAGCCGCTGGCCGCCGAGCGCGCCCTGCAGATCGTCGACCGCTACGCCCAGTTCGGCCTCAGCGAGGTGCAGCAGGCCTGCCTGCAGCGCAGCGCCGGCGATCTCTGGCTGGCCCTGGATGCACACCGCCGCGGCCTGGCCGCCCTCGAGGCGCAGGACTACGAGAAGGCCCGGCCGCTGCTGCTGCGCGCCGTAGAGCTGGGCAACAGTGATGCCCTCAACGACCTCGGCTGCCTGCTGGACAATGCCGACCAGGACCATGCCGGCGCCCTCGCCTATTTCCAGCGCGCCAGCGACGCCGGCTCGGCGCTGGCCGCGCGCAACCTGGGCGACTGCTACCGCCAGGGTCGCGGCTGCGCCCAGGACCGGGCGCTGGCGCGCCACTACCTGCAGCTGGCCACCGAGCGCGGCCACCGCCCGGCCCACCTGGAGCTGGCCCAGCTGCTGTTCGAGGAGGAAGCCGACTACGACCAGGCTCTGCAGCACTTCGAGGCCGCCTGGCGCTACGGCGACAAGGATGCCAGCGCCAACTACCTGGGCTGGCTGCACGAACAGCGCGAGGACTATGCCCAGGCCCGGCGCTACTACCAGCACAGCCTGCGCAGTGGTGACGGCTACGCGCACTGGCGCCTGGGTCGCCAGTACCTCCATGGCCTGGGCGGCAAGGCCGATCCGGGCAAGGCCCGCGCGCACCTGCAGCAGGCCTGTGCCGAGCAGTACGAGGATGCCTATCTGGACCTGGCCGAGTTGCTGCTCGGCAACGAGGCCGACCAGGAACAGGCGCTGGAGTGGCTGCGCAAGGCACTGGACGCCGGTGTCGCCGGCGCCCGCGAACGCGCCGAGGAACTGCTGGCGCAGCGCCGCCAGCCAGGTCCGCTGGCGCGCCTGCTCGACCGACTGCGACAATAAACCGCAGCCTGCACGGCCAATGGTGTAGCGCGGCGCGAAAAATGAAGCGCTGTTGCGCGATAAACACCAAGTGAAGAGCGTTGCCCCAGGTGAAAAGGAATTTCACCTGGGCTAACCCACCTACTCTGCGACCCAAACGTTGGCCTGAGCCAGGCCAGCAAGGGTAAGCGCCTCTGCCAGCTCCTCCAGCCCAACCTGCAGCACAGTGTTATCTGCCAGCACCCAGCGCACGGTCGAACCAGGTGATGCCATCTGCAGCCCAATAAGGGCCCTGGCCATCCGCCCCTGACTAACCTCATCGCCGTCAAACACATGGCCCGCTGAGGTCGTAACCTTGATCGCTGCCACAGCCTGGGCGCGTAGCCGCTTGAACTCCTCTCGATCATTAAGCTCAGCAACCGGTGCATGGTCGTAGGTGGCAAGCGCGGCATCGAGCGCAGCCTGCTCGACACCTTCTACATAGAGCTGGTTACCACTGAGCCAATAGCGTTCCGGGTCGGGCTGGCCGGCCTGTCGAGCGATACCCGCCGCATGACTGCCCGAAGTGATCAATACCATGCTGGTCATGCTGCGACCCTCGCCATCCAGATTTGAGGTGAGTACTCGGCTGCGGCAGTGAGGATTAGGTCGCCGCCACGGTCCTGGTAGGTCTGAGCAGTGATGTAATCGCCGGCCTCTAGACGCACGACACTCGAAATTCCCAGACCCGTTCCTCCTCCACTGGTGGTAACAGCCTGCTTGTCGTCCCTGGCCAGGATCACGGTTCCGTTCTTCATCAAGCGCAGCAGCCGCCGGCCAGTAGCATTGAAGCTGTAGAGCACAGAGGCGCCACAGACGTACCAGCCCGCCACGGGGGCAGTAAGCCGAGCATTGTTGGAGGCCGGGTTATGGATCTCACCCCCCACTTCATAGAGGGTGGTGTCGCAAGGCAGGTCCGTAAACACGGAGTCAGAGATGGTGAGGTTTGCCGAGTGGGTCGCCTTAGCCATCACCGGAAACAAGCCGGCAATCAAGCCAGCAGCAACTCTCTTCGTCACCCCTCCTTGAACCACTGCCAACAAGTCGGCTGCAGTAAGGGGGGTGGTCGCGGCCGCCAGCTCGGAAATCTTCTTGGCCATATCAGTTCTCCGTTGTAAGGGTTTCAGCGTCCTCGGTCAGAAGATCCTCACCGGACTCGGTGGTTAGGGGCTCCCCTCCAAGGTGTTCAAATGTGTGGCGGTGCCGCTGCAGGCTGTCCAGCCCGCCGCGCGAAGACCAAAGCTCAGCGATGACCATGCCGGTGTAGCTGGTGGAAAGTGTTGCGGACGTACCCGCTATTCCAGATGAGATCGCCAGCTGCGCGTTGTTGTCCGCGCGCAGAAGGCGGCAGGTGTAGGTGGTCCCTGCCTCTGGCCCGATGTTGTTCATGGTGGTGTCGATGACCTGGTCAGCCTGCAGCAGGCGGTCGCGGTGCGCCCAGGTCAATGCAATCGAGCCGAACACTTGTGCTGGATAGAGCGCTCCACCGACCTTGAACTGGCCAGGTGGATACGGGCGCCCCTGCCTGCCCTGCAGGTTGATGGTGTCAGTCGAGGCCAGGCTGGAGGCGAGCTGGCCCTGGCTGGTCCGGGTCAGCAGCTTGACCTGCAGGCTGGTGCCGGACGAATAGGCCGTCTCGTCCTCACCAGCGTATCCGTCGTAGAACCAGAGCCTGGCGCCTGGCGCATGCTCATCCGGCACAGTGTCCAGACAGCCGCGACCTATGGTCAGCAACCCGGTCGAGTAGTTGATGGCATCGACTCGGACAATCTCCTGGTCGAGCAGTCCCACCATACCCACCTCTACATCCTCCAGGCGGGATGTCGCGGTCAGGGAGATGCTGGTGGCCACTTTGTTAAGCGCGCCAACCAGAAGGCCCGAGGGGCACCAGTCGCCTGTCTCGCGCGTGATGAAACTGCCAGTGCCGCCAACACGGTTGGTCAATGTGTAGCTCAGCGACATCGAGGTCGGTGCCAGCGCAACGGCGGCCACATAAGCCTCGGTCGGGTCGACCAGGTTGAGGTTCGCAGGGTCCAACCTTGCGGCGATCTCGCGGTAAGGCACCTCGAAGATCTGCCGAGTGGTGATCGCATACGGTGCCCGGTCAGGCGGCTGCCACCCTTCCGGCGGCACTGCGACAAAGCTGGTCGCCGGCAGACCAAACACGTCCTGCAGGGCGGTAATGGAGATCTTGCCGTCCACTAGGGTGCCGTCCTCGATCCGGGTTGCACGCACCACCACCTGGTCAATGCCGCGCTTCAGAGAGCGCAGGCGGAACGGCTCTCCAGGAGAAAGGTTACGCCCGCGCCGATCGAGCACCACCTTGAAGCGCTTCAGCCCGGAAGTACGGATACGAAGGTCTCGCTGAGCCAGGCGCGCTGCGATCTGACCGGTTGGCGCCCCTGGATAGTCGATCGACTCAGAGGAGCGACCCAGATCGCGAGCGGCAACAGCGGCGTTCACCGCACGGACTGATCGGCTAGCACCGGTAATAGCGTCGACGTAGTTGACGATCAGCTGGCTGGGTATCGAGGTCTGGCTCGGTACCTCGTCCTCGACGATCTCCAGCAGGCCGCTGTCCTCGTCGAAAAGCGGAAGGCTGTTGACGTCATAGTCGTCGCGCAGCAGGCGGATGCTGATCAGGCCAGTACGTCGGTCCATGTAGATCTCGGCGCTGATGTGGGCCAGAACCGAGTCACGGAAGTTCTTGAAGCTGTCGCTGCGGCGCCACTCCAGGCACAAACCCAGATTCTCGGTGTAAAGGCGATCGGCAGCAGCGCGCCAGGCGGCATCGTCCATACGGGCGCGGCTCAGGCCCCGGAAACGAGTTCCGGTGTACATCAGATAAAGGATGTGGGCCGGGTTCATGGCCTTGATCTCACCCGACGCCAGCCAGATGAACTGCTTGGCGGCATACCAGGCGCCCTGTCCATCCCAGAGGCGGTTCCCGCCACGGCGCAGAAACTCCCACGGCTTGGGGTACGGGTTGATGGCGCTGACCATTCCAGAGAAGAAGGCCGTGGTAATACCTCGGAAGGCTGGCACCAGGCCGCCCAGCAAGTCAGCCAGTCGTGAGTAGACAGGCTGGGTCTCCTCGCCGAAGAGCACATACAGACTGCCCTTGATGCCGCCCTCGCCACTCTCCCCGCCGAACAGCTCCTCCTTGTCGATCTGGATCTCACCGTTGTCGGTGATTGATCCGCGCCAGGCTTCCTTGCCACCAGCCTTGATAGCCACCAGCTCGTCGATCGGCAGACCGAGCCCCATGTGGATGTCGAAGTAGTACTCGAATCCGACCGTGACCTTCTTGCCGCTGCCGCTACTCATGGCCGCACTCCTTGAGAGCATGTTCAACCAGGTGGCGGGCCAGCGCATCGTCGGTGGCCAGCAGCAGCTCGGCCTCTATGCCTTCCCGCAGGAACTTCATCCAGTCCAGGCCGTGGCGCTGGAAGAAAGCCCGCGATTGCTTGTGGCAAAAGCCTTGCCGACCGTTCCAGGTCGGTACCGAGTGCAGATGGTCAATGGTGATGATCACTTCTTGCCACCCTTCGACTTGATCTTCTTGGTGCGGTAATTGCCTACGGTCAGCACCATCCAGCCTGTCTGCCAGACCTGGCCGAAGACAGCGGTCTTGTCCTCGCCCTCGTCGCAGAGGGGGAAGTCAATGTCCTCGAACGCCGTCGGCTTGGGCGACTTGGGTTTGGGCTGCAGCGCGATGCTGATGATGATGGAGGCGACGAGCCAGACGATTTGGGGCCACATAGATCACCAGACCTGATTGCCATCGAAGGGAGAGCGTCCCTGCAGGTGGGGGATGCCGCGGAACCGATCCTTGTTCCCGAACTTGGCGTCACACGTAGTGATGAGGAAATCGCAGCCAGGGTAGATCCGCAGCTGCGTACCAGCAGGGATGCCCGCGGTACCGCCCAGCATCCACAGGGTGGAGCCCGCATGGCCCTCGATGTGGCGGCGGTCATACTCGCCAGAGCCGATGTCCCACTCCACATAGCCGGCAGTGAAGTAGCCGTTTGGAAAGCCGCCTGCAGCACCAACGGTCAGCGTCGCACCAGTCATGCCCTGCAGGAGGCCGGTGATGCGATACGCGTCTACGTTGACCCCACACTTGCTGTCGCCGAGCACCGCCGAGCAGGACCTGGTGTAAGTCTCCACCAGACCCGGCTGGTACATGCTGGCCTCGATGCTTAGGCAGGTAATGCGGGTGCGATCGAACGCCGGCCAATTCACGTTAGCGACGCTGCCGATCCAGGAGACCAGCACCTCGGCATCGCCGTAGTGCATGTCGCGCACCGTGACGGCAATCTCGTCGCTGGGGGCCACTGCGCGGAACATCTGCGCCACGTCCAGGTCGGCCGGCGCGTTTATCACCAGCTTGTCGGTGTTCGGGTCGCCGGAGTGCAGGATGCCCTGGTCACTGATCCCACCCCGAACCGAGCGGTAGATCTGGTTGGCGTAGGTGTGGTCGCGATCGCTGGTGTTGTAAGCCCAACGGAGGGCGCCACGGCGGAACTCGTAAAGGCGAATCGGCTGACCGCCTGCGAGAGACACCTCACGGCTGTCAAAACTCATCGTCGCGGACTCCTCTGAAGGTCAGAGCGCAACTGGCCACGCCCTCGCTGTCGGTCTGGTGTTCGATCTCCACGCGATCGCTGTTGCCACGGCTCAGCACCATCCAGCTGATGCGCGAAACCTGGCTGGGCTCCACTGTCTGGCCCAGAGCGCTGTCGATGGCCAGGCGCTCGATGTTGCCGGCCAGCTCGGTGCTACCGGTGATGCGACGGTGAAAGACCGTTCCGTTCACCAGCTCGATGCGGATATCCCTCCGGCCTGGGCGAGACTGGCCGAAGCGGGTGTACGCGATGTTCGCCACATCAAACGTCAGCGACGCGCTGGCGATCGTTGCGACCAGCTGCAGATCATCCGCATGTGTCGGCACCCACACCGGCACCTGGCGACCGCGCAGACCGTAGAGCAGCGATCGTAGTGCAGCGCGGGCCGCTCGACCTTCCTCCAGCCAGCGCCATCCCTGTACCGGTAGAGCCCGGCTGGTAGTGCTCACCAGCGGCATGGAAAGGCCGGAGTCAAAGAGCTGTGTCAGCCGCTCGAAGCTCGAGGTCAGATCCTCAGACTCTTCCGGTCGTTGCTCGAGCACCGGATAGCCCCGGTAAAGAGTGGCAGGCAGCACCGCCGGCCAGTTGCTCGGGCTGGAGAGGCGAAAGCGCACATCCATGGCCACGGCCTGGTCGGTCAGGCGGGTAAGAGCCGGCGGCTCCAGGAGCTGTGCCGGGCGAACCGGATACAGGCGAGACCCGCGCGCCCACGCCCGCTGGGTAGGCCGTGCCAGGTTCAGGCCGGCGGCGTCCAACGTGCCGACCTCGACCACCTCGAAGTCGAAGGCGCTCTCACCTCGCAGCATCGCCAGGCCACCCGCCTCGAAGTCGAGATACTGCGTGGCACAGTTAATGCGCTGAGCGCCCAGGGCGAGATCGCCCTGCAACTGCTGAATTTCGTGCCAGATCGGCAGGGCCCAGACCCTGGAGCCCCAACCGTACAGCAGCATGTCCAGGAGCTGGCGGTCGCTGCCCTCGACATACATCTTGGCCTCAAACTCCCGACGCGGTGCCAGGCGCAGTGCACGGCGCTGCTCCACGGCCGTCTCGCTGGTGAGCACGTCAGTCAGCCATTCCAGCGTCTCCACAACGCCATCAGCCCAATCAGGGGCAAATGACCACGCGATGATGCGGTTGGCGGTTACTCGGATGCCGGCGATATCGCCGTTGTCGAAGGACCACTCCAGCACGGTATCCAGGACCGGCTGGCCATCGGGAGTCACGGCCAACTGCCACTCCAGCTCCTGCAGCCCACCGAAGTTCATCGGCGGGGATGGCTGCCCGCTCAGAATCACTCCCTCCTCGATACCGGCGACGCCGAGAAGCACTCTCGGCTCCAGCCACGCATTCCAGACCCGGACCGTCGTTGTCTGCGTGGAAACGACGTTGCCCAGGTCGATACGGGTCGGGCGGGCATGAACGCGGAAGTAGTAGTCGTCCAGAAAGCTTGGGGCCGTGACGCCTGAGAAGGCGTATGCAGGCTCTGCAATAGGCAGGTTGTTAACCACCGGAGCGCAACCAAGGTGGCTGAGCAGGTAGGGAGAAGCCTGCGGACTGATGTCTACCGGACCGAAGCCGTCCAGCGCGTTGGTCCAGTCAGGCGTGCCTGCCCGCCTGAAGGCAGGGCCGGCGACGGCATAGGAAACGATCACAGCCATCGTCAGGCCTTCAACAGGGCGATGCCCAGCTGGTAGCTGTGACCACCCTTCTGATACCAGGGGAACACCTTCCAGGTATCCCCGCCCAGGCTGAACTCATCGCCCGGCAGGTAGCCAGTCATGTCCATGTAGCGCATCCCAGGCACCACGCCGATGGGGGCCAGGAACTCGTCGCCGACGTTCAGGGCGACGATGTTCGGCAAGAGCACGCCGACACCATTGAGCGGCGATGGGCTGTAGTCGCGCAGCACGCGGTCATGACAGCCGCCGCCCTGGCAGACCATCGCCTGCAGCGACGAGTGAATACCTCTCCCGCTATTTGCCCAGCCGTTGAAAGAGCCAAATGCAGCCCTGACCATAGAGCCAGACAGCGCCGGGCTGCTGCCGATATCCGCAGCGCGGAAAGGAACAAGCTCCAGCGCCGAGGTGCTGTTCTGGGCATCACTCGACAACCAACCGGTCGACGTCGAGTTGGTCACATGGCTGCCTCCGGTCGCGTAGAAGAAGCGACCACCACCAGGTGCTGCCGGATTGAGCAGCTCCAGGCTGCCACAGCCAAACCTCATAAAGATGCCGCTGTCGGCCTCCAGCTCGCAGTAGAGGCAGCCCGGTGTCGGGGCGAAGAAGTGGTGAGCCAGGAACGGCCCTGTCGAGAACACCAGCGGCATCAGCACGTGCCCCTGGTCACCGTTAGAGGATGAGTTGCGGACGGGGTAGCCCGGCTGGCGGTCCCAGGCAAGGCCAGAGTCATAGCCATCGGAGCCGTTCAGCAGAATGCCAAATTTGCTGGCGGCGCTGCTCCCGTTGACGATCATCGTCTCGCCCTGGAAGGCGCGGAAATTGAAGAAGGCCCCCGATCTGGAGATGCAGACCTCCCTGCCCAAGCCCGCCGCGGCGTTACGGTTGGTAGTCCAGCCCTGCGCCTCGGCAAACAGCCGGAACTTGTCCAGCAGATCCGCCGCCGAGGTAGCTGTGCCTGTTTGGTAAGCCATAGGAACTCCTCAGTCGAGCGAAAGCGTCCAGAACTCATGGACGGTATTGCGGTAGGCGTTCTGGAACACGACATGCTGAACGCCACCAACCGTCGTGGTGTTCTCCGGCGCGTTCTGATACCCGGAGATGCTGAACACCCCCTCCAGCTCTCCCCACACGGCGGGAAACGGCGTGTTCTGCAGAAGCACGCAGCGCTGGGGCATGTACCCACCGCCAAGGCATTCACGGTATGGGCGCTTGCCTGAGCCCCATTGATCGTTCATGCAGTGGGGCCAGACGGATCGCCAGGCACCGCCCGGCGACCATGGCGGGGTACCGTTGAAAGATGGCCCGAAAATCCCGTCAGCCTGGCTGCTGGAGGAGTTGGGACGGTTGGCAAACCAGGTCCACTGTCCGGTGGGAGTCCGCATGTACAGGGTTGCCCAGCGCGATTCGGCGGCCGGCGATGCGTCAGCACCCGGCCCCGGAAAGACGCCATGGCGCCAGTTGGCGTAGCTGTAACGCCATTCGGCCGAACGGTTGGTGTCCTGTGGGCACAGGGAACCACCGACAAGCAGCGGATACGGAAACTGCGATGGCGTGCTGTAAGGCAGCAGGAAGCCCAGGTATCCGCCCTCGTATGAGGTGGAAACCTTCACCGCGAAGCGGAAGGAGCGCCCGCTGGCGACCAGCCAGAAGGGCATGCTGGCATCCCAGCAAGGCACCATCGGAACAGCCATGGGAATGGCAGAGCCGTGTCCGGGAAGCGCACCAGGCTGGTCAAACCAGGACATCTCGTTGGGATCGAAGCCGGCGTAACCATTAAGGAATAGGTTGTACCAGCCGGCGGCGGCGTCGTACTCCGAACGGATGCCGGTGAAGATCTCATCCGCCCCGGCCAGGCCGGTGGCCTTGAGGATCACCTCGCTGCCAAAGTGGTTAGCAACCGTTCCGTCCGCCTCCAGCAACAGCATCGAAGCCCAGCCAACGTTCGTGGAGCCGGTCTGCACGGAGTCGATGATGATCCGCCAGTAGGCATGGCTTCCTGGTGTTCCAGGAACAGCGAAGTCTCGCCACTCCCCTTCGGAATAGACCCCCGTCGAGCTGACCGTCAGAGCCGTCGTCCAGGAGGAGCCGTCATCGGAGTACTGCAGGCGGAAGTTGCGCACCATGCTGGCCTGATCGCCCGCCCGAGGCGCCCGCAGCCTTACCTTGGCAACCGCACGCGCCTGGCGCAGACGCATCTGCACATAGCTGGTCCCGTTGACGTTGTTGGTGGCATAGAAGCTCGCCTGTCGAAGCTGCGTTAGCCCGTTGGTGTTGAGGGACCGGGCATCGTAGCGGCAGGTGTGAAAGGTCTTTCTCAGGTTGGCAGTGGTCGGCTCGGTCAGGTTGGTGGTCAGGCTGAGTAGGTTGTCGCGATGTACACGCAGCACCTGCCAGGCCTGGCCAGCAGCGACCAGAGCCGCATTACTGGTGAGAAAGGTGAGGATCTTACCGAACAGATCCTCCAGGTTGCTGGCGGTACCGATCTGATTAGCCATCAGCTATTCATTCCCAAGGCTGCTTTGAATTTGGAGGGGTCGCGCGAAATCGCCACGATCATGGCGTCCTGGCCCTGACGGGAACCGAAGGCCACCTCGGCGATGCGCTGCGGATCGTCGACCAGGTAGAAGTTCTGGCTGTTCTGCAGGGTGGCGCTCATGCTCTTGGCCGGTTCGGCCAGCTGGGTGCCGGTGCGACCTGGTGCAGGCATTGCGGGTGCAGGCACGCCGGCCAGGCCACCGGTGGCGTGGTGAACGCGGCGGGCGTAGTCGTCCAGGGCGGCCATGCCGCGGGTGTTGAAGTCGTGCAGAAACGGCAGCGCACCTTCCTGCTGCACCACAGCGGCTCGGGTGACGAACTCCCAGTTGGAGAGCATCGCGGGGATGCTGTCGCTGGTACCTGTTCCTGGGCCCAGTACATGGCCACCATCCGCAAAGAACATGCTGGCCACGCTAGCGATCATGCTCATCCATCCGCCGCCGCTTGAGCCGGAACCAGAGCTACCCGCTGCGCTCGCCACTCCAGAGATTGCGTCGGCGGTTGCGCCTCCACCGCTTGCGGCGGTGATGGCTGCTGCCATCGCCTGAGCCGCTTGGATGCCGGCAGTACTGATAGCCAGACCCATTGCCTGGGCGCCACTGGCGCTAGCCGTGGTGATAGCCACAGCCTCTGCACTTCCACCGCTGCTACCACCCCCGAAAAGGCTGGCTAAACCGTCGGCAGCCTGAGCAGCTAGCTGCTGAGCTGCTAGCTGAGCCATGGAGCTGGCAATACTTCTGACAAAGTTGGTGGCGGCCTCCTGCAGACTCATAGTGCCGGTCGCGAGCCCTTCTAGGGCGCTGGCCAGGCCAGTCTCGAAGCCGCTCCTCAGGGCATTACTCAGCTCGTCGGCGGTGTACCTGGTCTGCTCCAGTTGGGCCTGCAGATCCTTCACCCGCTCGATGGCGGCGGGGTCGCCGGTCAGGGCCGCCAGCTGCTGCATCTGCGGCAACAGCTTCTCCACCTCGGCAGTGGTGCGGGCATGCAGGTCGATGATCTGCTGGCGAGCACCGATCTCGCTGATCAGCCCTGCCTGCTGCTGAGCCTGGATACTGCCCTCCTGGCGAGCCTGGTCGGCGAACACGCGATCAACCTGAGCCTGCAGCTCGCCAAGCTGGGCAGAAGCCCGCTCGACATTGATCAGGCTGTCGACCAGGTTCAGGCCCGCCTGATCACCGCGCTCCTGCAGGCGGGAAATCAGCTCGCCATACTGCTGCTCGATCTGCATGGCCGCAGCAGCTGCTTGCTGCCCCTGAGCGGCCAGCAGCTGCGCCTGCAGGCTGGCCAGCTGCTTGCCATCGGCGTCGGCCTGGCGCTTGCGCTCCTCCTGGTTGATCAGCTCCAGGGCTGCTGCGGCACGCGCCTGCAGGGCGCCGGTCAGGCCTTTCTCGGCCAGCTCGTACTGGCGCACCTCTTCGGCGTTCTTGCCCAGAGTGGCTGCCTGGCGCTCCTGCTGGGCAACGTACTGCTCCTGTTGCTTCAGCTCCTGGTCGACCTTCGGCTTGGGCGTCCGGGTCTTCTTTGCTCGCTCTGCGTAGCGCGCCTCGATGGCGGCGATGTCCTTGGCGATTTTGTCGTCGCTGATCAGCTCCGAGTCTGGGTTTGCCGCACGGACCTTCTCCACGTTGGCTCGGTACTCGGCGATCGCCTTTTCCTTCTGCTCGACCTTGCTCAGCGACTGTTCGCGGATCTTCGCCAGCTCCTGCTGAGCAGCGATGGAGTCTTCGTTGATCTTGGTCAGCTCTGCTGCCCAAGCCGCCTCCTGGTCACGCTGCTGAATCTGCAGGTTCAGCCGCTGCTCTTCGGCATCGAGCGCGGCAGCGATTTCCGGGTCGATGCTGGTCCCCAGGCGATCACCGCGCACGCCATAGCGCGCATCGGTGCGCCGGAGCTGCATTTCTGCCAGTTGGTCTTCCAGGGTTGCATCGCGGCCAATACCCAGCATCTCGTCCCAGGCCTCGGCCGCGACGTTCTTGATGCCCTTCCAGGCCGACTCGATCAGCCCCAGGTTGCCGGCGATCTCCTGGGCACGCTGCTGCATGGTGCTAGCCAGGGCATCCATGGCCAGCTGGGCGGCAGCAGCTTCATTACCCTGGGCTTCCAGAGCGGCGATCTGCTCGTACACAGCCGCAGTGAGGAAGTTGTACTGCTCGTTCAGCTCAGCAGCGGCCTGGGCCGGCTCATCGGCCAGGCGCTCGAACTCGGCGACGGTATCTGCCACCGCCTTGCCGATGGTGTTCTCCATCACTACGGCGGTGGTCGCGATCTTCTCGATCTGCTCGGCGGTGAACTTGCCGGCATTGGTCACTTCGGCCAGCGCGGCAGCGGCTTGGCGCTGGGTACCGGAGATGCCATCGATTCGCGCGGCCATGTTGGCCAACTGGTCGGCGCTGGTACCGGCCGAGTTGCCGGTCATGATGATGGCTTTGTTGAACTCGAAGCCTTCCTTCCCGCCTTGCTGGTAGGCCACCAGCAGGCCGGTGGTAGCAACAACGGCCGCGCCGATGGCCAAGGTCAGCGGGTTCAGGGTGGTCAGCAACGCCCGGCCGGCATTGCCAATTCCGCCGAAACTGTCGCGGATCTGGCCGCCTTGCTGGATGGCCACCATCCATACCGGCATGCCGCTGGCCAGGCTGGTGGTGATGTCCGTGATCTGCATCGGTAGCTGGGCCATGGCCTGCTTGTACTGGCCGGCGGTGATGCCGGCCGCACGCATGGTCTCTTCGCTGCCAGCCAGGCGGACACGGTTTTCCTTGAGCTTGGCGTTGTAGAGATCGAAGCCCTCAGCGTCGATCAGCCCCTTGCTGCGGAAGCCACGCAGGCGCTGCTCCATGTCATCCAGTCGATCCAGCTCGCGGATAACCGGGTCGATCTGCCCCAGCAGCTCGGCCAGCTCGCGCGCCTGGCGCTGTGCCGCCTCCGCCCCCTCATCGAAGCCACCGGCAGCACCCTTGGCGGAGTCGCCGACCTTCTTGATGCCTGCGGCCGCGCTCTGCGACTTGGCGGCCAGCTTGTCCGTTGCGGCCGCGGTTGCCTGCAGCTGGGTGTTCGCTTGTTGAGCGGCCGAGCCCACTTCGGCTACATCGCCGCCGAACTCCCGCAGAGCCTGCTGGCCCTGCTTGAGGTCGGCTTGGATGCGCAGCGCAATTTCGAGGTCTTTGGAGGCCATGGCGGGCGGAGTCAGGCAGTGGGTGTGCCGTCATGCTCGCGCGCGCGGGAGGCAATGTATTTTGGAAGAAGCAAAATAAGCCGCTTAGGCGGCTACATGGAGTTGCTGCAGCGACCGCAGCAACGTGGCTGGGCGCTCTTTCTATCTACTGCAGCAGGGCACGAATGGCCTGCACCTGCTGATACAGCTTGTTGCCCTCAGGCTCTGAGCAACCGAACTCATTGACGAAGGACGAGAAGCTGCTCCCGCGTCCATTCTCCTGAAGCCAGGCCTCATACCGGTGGGCCAGGTCCAGCAATTTCAGCCGCAGAGCGAGGCGGTCTCGCTCCTGCTGCTTGCGCTGCCGGTGGGCGTACAAGAGGGCCCGCTCTTCCTCGTCCAGGTCGAACAGCTGCTCGCTCACTTCAGCAACTCCTTCAGATGCTGCTCGGCCTCTTTCCCGCCGGCGAAAGCCAGATTGATGTCCACCAGGCGATCGGCCCGCTCGCGCCGCTGGCGGCGCAGCTCGGCCTCGTAGTGCAGCAAGATCTGGCGCTGAGTCATTCGCCCGATGTGCTCGGGGGTTCCATAACCGGCGGCGGTGAGGGTGGCGTAGACGTCAGCCCAGCGCGCGCCGCCGCGGCGGACTTTTTGGCCACCACCCGGTTGAACGCGCTGCGCACATAAAAAGGGCCGTTGGCCCCCCACCACATCATCAGCAGCTGGTAGCCCTGGTCCTGGTTGAGGCTGGCAACCCACTGCGGCTCAACATCCGCAGCCACAGCAACCAGCTCCTGGATCAGCAGATGATGCTGACCAAGCAGCACCAGGATCTCCTCCAGCTCAGGGATATGGCCTTCGGCGATCTGCGCGTAGAGGTCATCGAGCAGCGGCTGAGCCTTCGGACGAAGGCCAAGCCCCTCGATGAATCCGTACTCCCGCACCGTGACCTGGCGCCCGGCGATGGTCGCCAAGCGCTCGGGGTGCAGCGTCTGCAGATCGTCGGCGCCCTTGTCGGGCGCTTCTGGCTTCTTTCTGGCTCCGGCCTTCTGCGCCATGGTCAGACCGCCTTCTGGTCGATCCGGCCGAAGCCGCCCAGGTTAGCGTTGGCGGCGTTCACCACGTCGTACAGCACGCTGCCGGTCAGGGCGAAGTTGCCATACTCGTCGTTGATGAAGGCCAGCTCGCTTACCGGGTCGAACTTGCAGCGGTACAGCGTGACGATCACCGGCTCGTTGTTTTCGGTGTTGATGCCATCGAGCAGGATGTAACGCTCCGGCGGCGCCGCGGTGAACATGGTGAAGCTCTGCCGGCTGGCGTAGGTGTACGCCGCCTTGAACGGCTGCACCAGAGCACCGGGGTTGAGCAGCTCGATCAGGCCCGCATTTGCCGACTCCAGCTCGTAGTTGGCCGGTGGCAGCGTCGCCGGAGTACCCGCGCTGTCGGTGATGGTCAGGGCCGAGACGAAGGGGTGATCCAGCTTTACCCGGTCGCCAGCCACCAGGCCGCTCGGGAACACCTCACCGGTCACGCTGCCACCAGCCACGTCCAGCACCGAGGCCCAGACGGCCAGGGCGATGTTCTGCGGCAGAAACTCGTCGAAAGTGACATTGAGGGTGGCGGTCTTGCCGCGCTGCAGGCGACCGTACTGCAGGCGGTTGCCGCTGAAGCTCTCGGTCTTGTTGGTGCTGTCGGTGGCCAGCTGCAGCGTCATGGAGGGCACGTTGCCGGCCCACACGGGCTTCTCCAGCTTGCCGTTGGGAAGGCGGTTGCCGGCGAAGAACTTACCCTGGAAGGAAAAGAGGCTCATCTGTCAGTCCCTCACTTGGCGGCCGGAGCCGCGATGATTTCATTGGCGATCAGCCAGGCCTTGTCGGCCTCGTTGACCTGGATCTCGTCGCCCTTGGCGCAGTCGACACCACCATGGGTGTGCGGCTTCAGGAGGGTCACGGTTTCCAGCTTCTGCTCGGCCTTGGCCTCGGTCTTGCTCATGGGGTTGCACCTATGAAGTGTTGGGTTTGGAACACGTCGGCCCACAGCAGCGTGTCCTCGTCGTAGTCGAGAACATCGCCCTGCAGCCACCAGCAGGGCCGGCCGCCGTTCACTGGCGGCGTCCAACCCATGATTGCGTCGCGGGCCTGGCCGATCAGCGGGCTGATCTCCTCCAGGGACTCACCGCCGGTGATGTCGCGGTAGTTCTGCACGGCAATCACCACGCCGAAAGTCACCACGGCGCGTTGGCGGCCGGTCTTCGGGCCTTCGGCGTCGCCACGCTCACGGGCCAGCAGCACGTAGGCGCTGTCAGGCCGGAACTCGCTGAAGCTCTTGATCCTGGAGTACTCGGCGGCGCCCTGGACCAACTGGAAGCTCGGCACCAGGTCCTGCAGGCGAGCAATCACCGGAGCGATCGGGAATGGCGCCGAACTCACCGGAAGACCCTCAGCTGCTCGCGACTGAACACGTTGTCATCTGCCTCGAAGCGCACATCGATCGCGCTCGGGCTGGTGGCCACAGGGTCATTGCCGCCCAGGGAGAACTTGCCGTCGGCGATCAGCTGCAGGAACTTCAGCGCGTCCCGGTAAGCCCGCACGATCGGGTCCGTCTCTTCCTTGCCGCTACGGTCCTTGTGTAGGTAGTAGCGGGTGATATCGCGGGTCCAACCGGTCACCAGCTCGGGCACCGGGCTCAGCGGCAGGCTGTAGCCGCGCTTGGCCAGGAAGCCGTCAATCAGGCTTTCCGCCTGGGCAACGGCGTCTTCAATTCGGCGCAGCGCATCATCCGCCCCCGCCACCTGGTCGGCCGTCCAGGTGCTGCGATCGCCACCACGCAGGGTGGCCTCCATCAGCTCCCAGGCAACCGGCTTCAGGTGGGCGGCCGTAGCCACCTGGGACAGTTCGCGTGCCCCAGGGCGCTCGGCCAGGTCGGTGGCGGTGATGTACTGCATGGGGTTACTCCACCAAGCCCGAGAACATGCCTTGCCCAACCTTGAGCATCGGCTCGTTCACCAGCTGCTCGATCTGCCCGTAGGTCAGCGCCGACAGAGCAATACCGAAACCCTCGCGGGTAAAGCGGTAGCCGCAACGGCGGAAACCTTCCTCGGGGATGGCGGTGATCCACAGGCCCTCGACTTCGCCGTCGTCCTGCAGCTTATCCAGAGCATTCGCCAGCGGATCAGCGCCAGGCTCTACGCCATCCGGATACGGCAGCGGCTCAGCAGGCGCTGCAGGTGCCGTGGTTTCGGTGGTTGCTACAGGCTCAGTAGTATTAAGGAGGGCATCCTGCCCGGTACCGGCACCATCCTCGGCCGGGGTTTCGCCCGAGGGCGGCGTCTCGCTCGCGATGGGCTCGGAGAGAGCAGCGGCCGCAGCCGCCACTCCCGCGCTGTCGGCCGGCGTCGGAGCACCGTCCTGGGTAGAGCCCGCCGGCTGGGGGGCCAGCTGTTCGGCGGGTGCAGTGGCAGCCGGTTGAGCGGCGTCCTTGCCTGCAGCTGGGGGCTTGGGCTGTGCAGCGCGTTTAGCCATGGTTCACCTCCATCAGGCCAGCCACGGGGTGACGAGCACGTCCACCACGTCGCGGTTGATGTTGGTGGCGCCGGCGGCGTTGCGTTCGGCCTTGACCACTTCCAGGGCTTTCTCGCGCAGGCTCGGCGGCACTACCAGCAACTTCGGCCGGATGCCGAGCGGGCGGCCGTTGTCGCCCTTGAGGCTCTGCATTTCGGCATACGCCTCGCCAAAGCTGGTGGCGTCGAGGGCTTCCTTGCTGGCGTAGGCCAGCTGCCAGAGGCCGTAGCCGACGTTCAGGCGCGCATCCACACCCCAGACGTATTCCTTGCGGTCGAACACGTTGTCGTCGGTCTCGGCGGTCTTCGCCACGAAGTTGTACGGCTTGCGCTTCTGCAGGATCAGCGGGCGGATCATGCGGGTGGTATCCAGCAGGTACCACGGCGTGCCGCTGCCGCCCTGGAAGTTGCTCACCGAGGATTCCTGGCCGTTGGCACCGATCACCGGATGGTCGGTGTCAAAGAAGTACTGGCCGTCGTAGCACTTGCTGGCAAAACCAGCCTTCAGCAGGGCATACACCAGCTCGGCCGGGTGTTCCTTGGCGTCCTGGCCCAGCTGGGACATCAGCGGGGTGTAAATGCCGTACTGGTCGTCCTCGATCGCTTCGCGAGGTACGCCCACGGTGTTCTCGAACGACTTGTTCTTGATCGAGTAGTCGTGAACGCCGAGGTTCTGCACCACGCGATCACCGATCCACTCACGGAAGCGGGTCGTAGCACCGAGCCAGCCGTAGGTTTCGATGGCGGTACCGGACTTCACCTCCAGTACCAGTTGGTCGTAGTCGATCGCAGCACCGCTGAACGCGGCGGCGAAGGCAGCCTTATAGCCGGTGTGAAGAATCGCCAGGTTGGCTTTGTTGATGATCATCTGAGTCTCGCTCCTTTAGATCTCGACCCAGACGCCATCGCTATCCACATCGCGGATAACGCCAGCGGCCGATCGGGTGTTGGTGCCATTGGTCTTGGCAACGGTCTGGTCATCGACGATGTAGGCCGTGGCGCCGATATCGGCGCGGGTGATCTCGTCGGCGGAGGTGCTGTTGGCGAACGGGAAACAGCCCCGGTTGGTGTCGACACGCTTTTCACCAGCAGCACCGGTGGAGTTGTCCACCTGCTCCTGGGCGACGCCGCGGGCCTTGAGGGTGGTGGAGGTGCTACCCGGCACCGCGTAACCCGAGGCGTTGATACAGACCAGCGAGCCGGCGTAGATCTTGGTGGTAGCCGCTACCGGGTCACTGAAGACCTTGGCGTCACGGCGCTTGGTGTTGCGATCCTTGGTGAGCGCGGCCATGGCGTCAGGCCTCCTTCGCGGCTTTGAATTGGTCGGCGGTCAGGCCCATCTGCGAGCAAACCGCCAGTTCCTCGGAGGTGAGGCCGGTTTTATCGTCCGGTACCGGAGGCTTGCCGTGGGTCTGGCTGCCCAGCAGAGCAGCGAGCGGCTCGGCCTTTTCCAGGTAGGCAGTCAGGGCGGCGCGGTTGGACTTGCCGAGGTCACGCGCCCAGCCCTCCATGGACGTGTGCAGACGGCCGTCGCCGAGGGCAGCGTTAATCTCGGCTTCCAGGTCCTTCTGGTCACGATCCCCCAGGCGGGCGGTCAGGGCGGCGATGTCGTCCTTCAGCCCCTCGACGACCGCAACCGGGACGAATTGCGCCGGGTCCGGCGCGGTGGCGCTGGCAGCCTTGGCTTTCAGACCGGTGCAGGCAGCCAGGACGGCCTCACTGCCGACCTTGTCATCCAGGCCCAGGAGCTTGCGCAGATCGCTGTTGTGGGCGGAGAGCGCGGCGATCGCCTGCTCTTCGGTGGTGGTCTCGGCCAGGCCGAGGGCGGCGCAGATCGCCAGCAGCAGTTTGTTCACGGGGTTTTCCTCTTCGGTTTCAAGATCGATCCCGAACGAAGCGGCAGCACGGAGGCTGAGTTCCTCCATGTTGTCGATTGCCGGATCGTTGGTGAGCGCCCCCATCTGCACGTCCAGCACTTCGCCGGTCGTGGGGTGATAGAGGAAGACTGGGGAGAAATAGAGGTACTCCTCGTTGCCGATGTACTCGGCAGCGCGGGCGGTCAGCTTGGCCTTGGCGAACAGGCCCTGGCCCTCACGCCAGGCCAGCTCTTGAAGCCAACCGGCGGCCGGGGCTGGCTGACCGTTCTTTTCCTTGAGCAGCGTCTGGTGCTCATAGTCCAGCACCCGCTTGTTGTGGCGAGCGCTGAAGCGGGCGATCACCTTCTCAGCCACGGTGGCATCGATGTACCAGGACGGCACCTTCATCTCGCGGCCATCGGACGGGGTGAAGTGGCCGGCCGGAGTCACCTGCAGCCAGATGGTGTTGTCGGCAGCAACCGAGCCCAGCGAGTAACTGCAGGCGGCGAGTGCAACAGCGAGGGGGCGGCGTTTCGTTTTCATGCGCCCATGGTCGGGCGATGTCGCGCGAGAGTCTTTTGGACGCGGCAAAAACTTAAATCGGGGGATTAGGCGAATCTCGGCCTGAGGGGCACGCGCGGTTGCGTTTATAAACGCGAAATCGCGCGCATAGAGCTTTGTTCCACTACCTGCTGGGGCATCCGTGGCGGGTAAACCCCGCAAAACGCCTTACAGGGCCTCTCAGGCGCTCGCCGCAGAAAGGAGGTATTTCATGGCGATTCCGACCAGGGCGTAGTCATCGTCCTGGCTGGTCCCCAGGAATGGCCTTGCAGGGATGCGAATGCTGTACGGCCCCATGCTCACCCATTGGGCGAAGTTGCTGGCCCGGCGTTTGACGAACCGATTGCCCACCTCGCCATCCTTGCCCTGGCGGAAGTATGTCTGCTGGCTGCGGGCGGCAAACTGGATCTCGCCACCGAAATGCTGGATAGCCGCGTAGGGGCGGTTGCTACCGAACACCAGCTCGTTGCCGCCAACCTGGTAGCGCAGAGTATTGGCCAGATATCCGTCGAGCTGCAGGATCTTGTCCTGGTTCTTGCGCTTGCGGCGCTTGTAGCGCGGAGAGAGCGGCGCCCAGGGCGTGCCATCGGGCGATGTCTGGCTGGCGAAGCGAGCATCATGCGCGATCATCAGATACTCACCCATGTCACGCAGCATGGGCTCGGGATTACCCATGGCCTGGGCAGCCTCGTTGATCACCGCCAATGCGGCAGTGCTGTCGAACTCCAGTGTGGCCCCGGCCATTTTCTGCTCCTATACTGAAAACAACCTGATCGAGTGAGAGAGCCCCTGCCAGGGCCTCCGACCCTACACTCGCAGGAAACCCGGTGTGGCAGCGCCGGGTTTAGTCTTGCCTGCGATAAAGCCTGACACCCTGGCGCACTGTCTCCAGGTACTCGTCCTGGTGAGGCGGAAACGTCGTTACGCCCACCCAGCCATCGATGCCAACCTCGAACACCGCCACGGCGGGTACCTGCGAACCCTCCACCATGAATCGTGCCACATAGCGCCTGCGCACCACTGCCTGGCCAACAGCGCCCAGCCACTCCAAGCGCGTCCATACCTCATCAGGGGCTTTCAGAGCATCGGCGAGCAGGCGCAGCCAGCGGCCTCGCCCGTTCTTGTTGGCCTTCAGCTCGCCACTCTTGCGCTCAATGAAAAGCGCTTTGCCCATCACCAACCGCTCGCCCAGCACATCACGGAATACCGCAGGACGGTCCAGGGTGGCGCCGAACTCGGCCAGGTAGCTGCTGGCGTAGGCCTCGTCGGTCAGGCTATCCGGCAGTAGGCGGTCAGCCGACATCGCCCTGGGCGCGGGCAATGGGTCGCCGGCCAGGCGGTTGGGCAGGCCAGGCGCGGTCGCCGGGATCAGCTCTTCATCGGGTCGCGGGCGCGGTACCGCGCTCTCCAGCCTGGCCCGGCCAGGGGTGTACTCGAAACTGGGGTCAATCCCCTGCGGGACCATCACCGTGCGCGGACCATTGGCGCTGCGCTGGCCGATGGTGCGTTCTTCCCAGACGATTGGCGGCGCGGTATCTGGCCCGGTTTTGCCCATGCGCACCAGGTCGTCATAGCTCAGCGCCCGCACGCTGCACTGGCAGCCCCAGGCGTTGACCGGGAAGTGATACTGCCACCAGGGATCATCCCAGCGCAGGATCATCCCGTTCCATGCCTGGTGCTCCGGCCGCGGGAACTCCACGGCATCACTATGGATGTACTGCCAGAACGGCCGCTGCTCGCGCACCGCCATCAGCTGCTCGTACCGGCCAGCCATGTAGCTGCTCTGCAGGTTGGTGTCGTAGATCACCCGCGAGCGCCAGTTGCGGCCGCCGTTATAGCTCCAGCCGTACTTGGCCACGATCGTGTCGAAGTCGCGGCGGAAGTCAGCCAGGGTGCGACCTTCCTCGATAGCCCGCTGCACGGCCTGGCGGAAGTCGGCCACCAGATCGCTACGGTTGGCGCCTGCGACCACGAAAGCCCAGTCATGCTCGCGGCCGTACACATCCGTCCAGCCCTCGGTGGGCAGGTTGAGCTTGCGACGCAGGAACTCGATCTGCTCGCGGAACGGCAGCGACACTGCGCTAACGGCCACCGGCAGCCTCCTGCAGGATCTCCATGCGTCCTTGCAGGGCGGCGGCAGCCAGGGCCTGCGCCATCACCTCGGCGTACTGCTCCAGGCTCATGTCTGGCAGAAGGCGCTCCAGGCCGTCGCGGATCTGTTCCAGCGACTCGGCCCCCTGCACCAGGTCACGGATGCGCTGAATCCACTGGCCCGTGCTGGGCTGCAGTTGGTCGTCCAGCTGCTCCGCAGCAGTTGCCGGGGCCCTGGTTTGTGCGGTGGCCACCGCCTTGCCCGGCACGGGCTCAGGCGCGGCAGGTGGCGCAACCGGCTCGGCCGCGATCGCCAGCACCTCTTCATCATCATCCGGCTCCGGGATCGCCAGGCGCTCCTGTGCCCACTGGCGCGGGATCTTGATGCCCATCTTCACCAGCGAGGGCAACGCCTCGGCGTAGTGGGCCAGATCCTCCGGTTCCTGGGTGATGAATTTCAGGCGCGGGCAGCGACGCCAGTCGCTGGCCAGGCCGTTGAGCACGGCAATCGGATACACCAGCTGCTGGCTGAGTGTCATGGCGATCTGCTTGGCGTCAGCGTCACGCAGCTCCTGACGCACCTCGTTGTGCACGTTGCCCAGGGCATTGGTACTGCTCTTGCCATCGGCCTGGCTGGTGAGCGTTCCACCCAGGATGGCCTTGCTCTGGGTGCGCTCGCACCACTCGATCATCAGCTGGAAGGCCGCCGGGTCGCCCTGGGCAGCATTGAGGAACTCCAGTTCCATGCCGAGCGGGATGATGCCGGCGGCGTTGTGGCCAAGCGCGGCCAGGGCGCGCAGCAGGGTCAGCTTCTCCTTCTCGGTCGCGCCGGACGGGTATTTGCCCACGCGCATGGGGATGCCGTAGATCTCCAGGAACTCGGCCAGGTCGCCCACGCTGTAGTTCTTGAACAGGTACGGCCACACCAGCACCCGGAACAGCGCCGAGCGCTCCAGGTACCCGGACTTGGCCCTGTGGGTGTGCACGATCCAGCCGAACGGCTGCAGCGCCTCGCCGCCGGCGGCGCCACGCAGGCGAATCTCTTGGTGCTGACCACGCACCAGCTGGAACCAGGACTGCGGGCGGTGAATGGCACTGTTCGGCAACCAGGTGCCATCCGTGCGCTGCCAGCCATCGAACTCCAGGCACGCAAAGCCCTTGCCGATCGCATCGGTCAGGTCGAACACCAGGTCATCGAAGTCATCCAGGCCATCGAGCAGGCTGCTCAAGGTCGCGGCGGCATCCTTCTCGGCCTTGCTGGCATTGTCTGGCGGCACGATCTGCCACTCCAGGCCCTGGACGGCGCGGCGACGCTTGCCCATCTCGGCCATGATGTGGCCGTCCTTCTCCTCCATGTCCTCGAACAGCTCGTACTGGCCGATGATGTCGCCTTGCTCGGCGGCATCGAGGATCTGCGCCAGGCGCGATGGTGTGAGGCCGCGCGAGGGGTGGTTGCCCACCTCATGGTGCAGGCTGGTGAGATGGGCGGTCTGCGGCTCGCGCAGCTCGCCGATGCGGATGGGCTGGCCATCCGGGCCGAGGATGCGGGACATGGTCACCATGCTGAAGGCTCCGGTAGGTCGATATCGTCGTTACTGCTCACGTTGTCGAAGCCACGGCTGTGGCGTGGCAAGGCGGTGAAGTCGATCAGGCCGCCTTCCATGAAGCTGGCGCGCACGGCCATGGCCAGGGCGATCGCCGAGTCGCCGTGGCGCTTGGCCTTCGAGCTGGCGCTCTCAAGGTCTTTGGTTCGGCCCTTGTCGATCACTGGTACGCCTTTCTCGACCTTGATCGAGAGCAGGTCGTCCAGGGTGTTCTGGTGGCGCGGGATCTGGATGTTGAAGGCCTCGAACTCGCCCTTGAGCTTGGGCATCCACTCTGCGTACCAGGCCAGGGAGAGGTTCACCTGCTCGACCAGGCCGGTGCCGTAGCGCAGCGCCGCCTGCTCGGCCAGATAGCCGCCGTTGCCGGTGGCATCGAACGCCAGACCGGTGAGACGCGGCAGGCGACCGCAGATGAAGAACATGATGTCGCGCTGCGCCTCGTAGGTGAGGTTGCGCAGCTCCACTTGGAACGGCACGCGCTTGCGCAGCATTGGGTCGATCTGCAGGGGCGTGAACACGGTCAGGTCGCCACGGCGAGCGAAGTCCTCACCGAAGGTGTGGCGGTTGCGATCGCTCAGGCGGGCCAGCTCGGGCAGCAGGTTCTCTTCGCACCAGGTGCGAATCTCGGCCGTGCGCATCTCCGGCGTCCAGCTCTCGAAGCCCTCCGGGGCCTCGTAGCGGTAAATGCGGATGGAGTGGTCGGCCACCATCGCCTGCTCGATCAGCGGGCGGGTCAGGTAGGCGCCGCCGCTCTTCTTCGGCACGCAGCCATATTCCTCGTCGGCGCTTTCGATGTTCGGGGCGTTCTTGTACAGCCCGTCTCGCCACTTCTTCTCGGCCTCGGGCGACCACTCCTGGCCGGTGACATAGCAGATCCGCCTGTAGAGGCCCTGGGCGATCGCATCGTCCAGGGTGATGCGGTGGATGCTGTAATCCTTGCGGCCTTCGCGGGCGTCCTGAATGTAGGTGTTGAAGGGATTGTCGACGCCATTGTGGGTACTGATCAGGCGCACCTTGTTGCCCCACATGGTCAGCGCCAGGGCGGCCTTGAGCAGCTCCTCCAGGGATTCATGGAACGCTGCCTCGTCGATCACTACGTCGCCCTGCAGGCCGCGAAGGTTGCTCGGTCGGCTGCTCAGCGCCTGGATCTTCCGCCCCGACTTGGGGAAACGGATCATGTAGGTGAGGATCTCTTCCTTCTTGCCCGAGTCCCAGAAGGTCTGCTCGTAGACGTCCGCCTCGGCCAGCTCGTTGAAAGCCTTGGCGAACAGCGCGCAGGCGGCGATGTACTCCAGCGCCATCTCCTGCTTGCTACCGACGTAGAAGGTATTGCAGCCACCACGGCTGCGCGGCTTGGCGGCGTTGATCACGTTGCGCCCGGCCTCGGCCCAGGTCAGGCCGGTGCGGCGGGACTTCTCCGCGATCATGATCTGGCTCTCGTCCTCGAACCACTTTTGCTGGTACGGCAGGAACACCGCATCGCTGCCCGGCACAGCCTGGGCGATATCCTGCGGCACCTCCACGCCATGCAGGGCCATCTCTTCCTGCAGATCGATCTTGCGGGCCGGGCTGGTGGCCTTGAGGCTCATGTCAGGCTTTCCCCAGCAGGATGCCGCGGATGCGATTTTCGAGCTGCTCGCTCATGCCGTCGCTGCCGCGCAGCTCCTGCAGGCGTTCCTCTTGCTCGGCCAGCAGCGCCTCGCGGGCCTCTTTCTCGATGGCCCGGCGTTCCTCGCGGCTCACCTTGCGGGCGGCCAGCACGTCCTTGGCGGCACGCGCCAGCTTGCGCACGTCGTCGATCGTGACGTCTTCATCCACCTGGGCGCCGAGCGCGGCATGGGTGGTCAGGGTGGTGATGGACTGCACCATCAGTGCACCGGCCTTGTCGTCGGGGTTCTCGCCCAGCTCCTCGACCAGCAGGCTGGCCATGGCCTGTTGCTCACGCAGGCGGCGAGACACCTCGTCGAAGCTGAGCTTGTAGCGGCCAATGGCAGAGCGACTCGGCTTCTGCTCGGATGGGAAGTGCTCGTGGAGATCCGCGATCAGCTCGTCCAGCGTCAGGCGCCGCTCGCGCAGGCGCTTTTCGATGTGGGCTCGGACTGCCGGCTCCAGCCGGTCGATGCTCGACTTTCGGCCCATGGTCAGGGCCTCGGCTTGCTGACGCCCGGTACCGAGGCGCGGCCAGCCGCCACGTCGGCGCCGCGCTCGGTCAGGGTGACCACCAGGACCGAGCCAATGTCCTCGACCTTGATGAGGTTCTGCTCGCCCAACCAGAACAGCTCGGTTTTTACCTGGTCGCGGCTCGGGTGGTGCCCGAATTCGCCAAGGAGATTGGCCATCACCGAAGAGTTGGAGCGGTATTGCGGCAGCTCCGAGAGGATGCGCAGCACCACCAGGCGCTGATCCTGGCGCAGATAGTCGGAAAAGGGTTGTTGGTTCATCACGGCCTCGCGTTGTTCAGCAGGTAGTCATTGATGCGGTCGACGCTGCGGGTCAAAGGGTCGAGCGCTTTGGCCACCGCCCCGAGTTCAACCTTGATCGCTTTCATGTCACCGGCCAGGTCGGCGAGTTCACCCGCCAGCTCGGTCAGCTGCTGGCTGTCAGGGAGGTGCTTCATGCTTTGCTCGAGCACCAGGATGCGGTTGTCCTGTCCGGTGAGGCGGGTGGCCAGCTGCTCGGCCTCGGCCTTCGAGCTGGAGCGCCTGGCCGCCATCAGCGAGTAGAGGCCCACCAGGGCGGTGAAGGCGAACTGGCCGGCGCGCAGCGCGAAGTCCAAATCCATCAGGGCGATTCCTTGTCATGCAGGCTCAGCAGTGCGTTCAGCTGCGCCAGGTTGGTGAGGGCCCAGGCGCCGTAATCGCGGGCATGGGCCAGGATGTCAGCCGCGCTGACGCCGCTTTCCAGTAGTTCGGCGTCAGAGCCGGCGGCGGGCCAGGTTGCCTGCGCAGCACCGGCGGCAGCTCGGCATCTGGCTGGGGCGGGCACACTGGCGCCGAGGGCGGCGTTGAAGTCGCGCAGCCAGCCGCAAGTGACAACGAAGCGAGGAGCAGGCACAGGCGCAGCGCCTGGCGCGGGGCGGTACTGATTCGAGACATGAGCGATGCGCTCCTGGTTGAGTTGGTGCTGCAGCTGGCCGATCTCGCCCTGGGCATCCAGGTACTGCTGCTCGGCCTGGTTGGCGCGCTCCACCTGCTGGCGGTAGAGCACCAGGTTCTCCTGGTCGGCGCGACGGGCCTGCTCGGCGTACTCCAGCCGCAGGCTCTGCAGGGCGGAGTCGCCCTCGGCCTGCGCTGTGCGGTAACCGCTGTCATACATGCTCGAGCCATTTGCCCAGAAGGCCGCGGCGTAGACGAGGATCAGCAGCAACCAGATGTGGTCGCCGATCCAACGAATGAGGGCATTCATCTGCGCTGCCCCTTACGCCTGTGCCTGCGGGCGTGCAGCCGCGGCGGTGGTTCGGGGTGCGGCGGCGAGGCGTACAGCTCGCTGGCAGCGAGCCAGTTCAGGGAACACGCGGCAGGTGATGTAGTGGCGATGCTCATCGCCAGACAGAGCAGTGGCACTTTCACGGCGGTACCTCTCGGCACACACGCCAGGGCCCCAGCCGGCAGCCGCGTACATGGGCTCCCAGCGCAGCAGGATGGCGCGCGGGTAATGGCGGTTCTCGCGGAAGTTGGCAGCCGAGCGGCCGGCGTTGTGCCGCTCGACGGAATCAAACCAGGCCAGCTTGTCGGCCCCTTTAGCCGAGGCCAGCTTGCGGTCGCGATTCACCCAGCCCTGGCCACCGTTATAGGCGGAGAGCACGAACGCCCAGCGATCGCAGTCGCTGGCGGCCTGGTTGCGGTCATATAGCCAGCGGTCGTAGGTCACCATGGCGCGCAGGGCCCAGCCGGGGTTATACGGCTGCGCGGGGCCCAGGCTGTTGGGGTACAGCTCGGCCATCCAGTCGGCCGTTGCCGGCATGAATTGAGCGATGCCCTCGGCGCCTGCCGGGGAGCGTGCCTGGCTACGCCAGCGGCTTTCCTGGTGAACTTGGCCGGCCAGCGTGGCCACCGGCGCCCCCAGGCCCCATTCAGCATGCGCAGCGCGCACCAGGACACGGCGGTGATGTTCGGCGCCGGCCGGGATATCGCTGGCGGCGAATGCAGGGTGACAGGCACCGAGCAGGCATGAGGCTCCGATAATGATCAGGACTCGCATGTCACAGCCCCAGGGTGAGGCCGAGGATGCATGCCAGCGTGATCACTGCCCGGCGCATCCAGGCAGCAACCAGCGTTTGCCAGCTCGGGCATTCATGCGGACGGTCAGCACCGGTGAACAGACCCCGATCGATCCAGTAGCCCAGCACCGCACCGAAGGTAACAAGCGCCGATTTGTAGAGCACGACCTGCAGCTGCTCCGGCCGGATGACGGCCAGCCCCAGCAGCAGGGCGAAGGTGATGATGGTCCAGGTGGTCATGCGCGGCATGCGAATGCGCCGGCGGTAATCCGAACTGCGAGACATGGGCTTCTCCGCGAGGGTGGCCGTCCTTGGCCTGTGGCTGTTCATCCCGATCCGGTTCCTACGGGACGCACGGCCAGCTTCGCCTCACCCGCGCGCGGAGTAATTTTGACGCGGCAAAAATACACAGCGGCTTGAGCGGCAGAGCATGGGGCCTCCTACCAAGGCCCAGAGAGCCGCAGCCATGCCCGATATCAACATCCCGCCCAAGACCTGGGTAAACGTCTACACCGCCAGCCAGATCGCGGCTGGCACCGGCCTGCGTGTGCAAGGCAAGTCGCGCGCAGAACTGCTGTTGCTGGAGAGCAGCAGCCAGCCCAGCCCCGCCAGCCGCGATGGGCGCCTGGTGCAGTACGGCGAAGAAGTAATCGTCGATGCCGGCAGCCCTGGCCTGTGGGCCTTCTGCGTGGCCACTGGCCGCGCATTCGTGCAGGGGGTGTAGCGATGGCCATTCGCTCAGCCCTTGCGATGGCGGTTCAGTCTGCAGTACCGCTGGACCGCGTACTGAACATCAGCGGTGACAGCCGTACCGCCAACTGCCACAGCGGCGCCGCGCCGAACGAGATATCCGAGGCCTACGGGTACGGCTGCTGGATTGGTCGCTACAGCGGCGGGCGGGTTCGGGTCAGCGCCGCGCGCAACGGGGGAGTCGGTGGCGATACCACGGCCATGTGGCTTGCGCGTATGCCGACCATCCTGGCCAATGGCGGCAGCGTCTTCGTCAACCTGATTGGCACCAATGATCGCGGTGCCGCCAACCTGAGCCTGGAGACCAGCAAGCGCAACATCGAGGCCGGTATCCGCATGCAGCTGGCTGCCGGCAAGATTCCGATCATCGTTGCCGAGCTGCCCCGAGGCGGCTCCAACGCGCTGACGGGCCAGCAGCTGGCCAACCACCTGGCACTGCGTGACTGGATCAAGAGTTACTTCCCACGGATCGGCGTGCGGGTTGCGGACCCCTGGGTAGACCTGATCGATCCGGCCAACGCGGCAGCGGGATTGCCGCTGCCTGGCCTGTTCCACGACGGCCTCCATCCGGGGCCGATCGCGGCGATGATCATCGGCATGCACATCGCCCGTCAGCTGATCGACCTGTATCCCGCAGCACTAGAACTGCCGCTGTTCGACTCACCCTACAACGCCAGCACCAACGTGACCGGCTGGCTCACCAGCAACCCGCTTTGCACCGGCATAGGCGGCACCAAGAATGGCGCCGCCAACGCCACTGGCCCACTGGCAGATGGCTTCAGCCTCACGGCCTCGTCCTGGACCGGTGCCACTGCCACGCTCTCGAAGGAGGCCAGCCCGGCTGCAGGCGAGCTGCAGGTGATCGACCTGGGCGGCATGCCGACCAGCGCCAGCTCGTACCTGTCGTTCGAGCAGTCCATCAGCCTGGCCAACATCGCCAGCGGCAACAAGGCCCGAGTCATGGCCTGGGTGGAGCAAGAGGGCTTGGCCGGAGTCAGCGGCGTCTCGCTCGACATCCGATTCGTGCGAGGCGGCACCGCCTACTACGTGAAAGACGCCGACCGCTACCTGGAGACTACGCCACTGGATGCCCGGCGCGTGGCCGGGCCCATGGAAACACCGTTGCTCACCCTCGACGGTACCGAGACCGACATCAAGGCCAGGCTGGTGATCTACGGATGCCAGAACGTGCCGCTGGCCGGCCGGGTGAAGGTGGGACAGTTCGCGGGAGGGAAGCTGTTGTGAGACTGAGCATGACGGCTGACACGTCGCATCTATCGCACTAACTCAATCCGACACTAAAGAGGCAGCCATGATGCAATGGAACGAGATCTACAAACCCCATACGCAGGCTTTCAATTTGGCCAGCGCTACTGACCCGGCGCAGATGGAGCAGGCTCGTAACCTGCTCGATCATCTGGTGGAAACGGGAGCTTCATTCCATGAAGCACAACCAGAATTGCGGCACCTGTTCGAGCAGCCAGTGGCAGCATTGGCGGCACATGCACCATAGGACGACCACCACTCATCTCATGTAGCGGCAACGCAGTTATAGCCTGCTGTTGCCGCTCCAGGATCACCCGCCAGGTCTCTATGCTGACCAACCCCCAGGCATCCTCGAACACAAATCTTGCCAACGCCTCATCAGCCTGAGCCTCATAGGCAGGGGAATACGGCAAGGCACGGAAGGCACGGTGGTTCGGCCTGAAGTGCTCGTTCAGCGGCCAGAGAGCCTCGACAGCCTCCCAAGCGGATAGCGCAATAGGTGCCGATGTATGCCAGTCCGGCCCGCAATGCTTCGTGAAGAAAGCGAACAGCAAATCCCGATCCATGGTTCCTCCTAACTGTTTCCATGACCCAAACTGCCAGAAAGTCCTTGCATGTCATGTACAACCTAGCCAGCAGCTCAACTGCAGTGCCTGGAAGCCCAACCGCAAGCTCTCAATTTAGCGTTCCACTCCCTCTTGCTGTAATTCTGCTGCTATCTCCGGCAGCAACAGGGCAGCCTCGAAATCACGCTTAAGCCAGTCATCGAAGACCGACCAGTACGCAGGCCTGACCGAGATGTAGCGGTCAACCGCATCGAATGTTCCGCCGCCGGTGCCGATGGCAACTACCCCCATCCTTTCCAGCAGCCTCATGGGTGGCCTGCCCGGATCACCTCGCATGGTGTGGGTGCGATGGAGCTTGAAAACTAGCAGCTCGCATTTGCACTCGGAAGGCATACCGGAGAGGAAGTCCACTTTGGCCTTGATCGTTTGCCTGGCCTTATAGCGCGAGTGCATCCACCCACCGAGCCAACCCAGCAGAGGGGCGGCAAGAGCGGTATATACCCACT